GATCATCATTAAAAGATTATATAAATGATAAAGGATCTTGGAAGTTTTTAGATGAGTATCAGACATTTTTAAATGAACATACAGCTTGGTATAGACCATCTAATCCTGGTAAGGTTCTTTTATGGGAACAGAAAATTGAGGTAAGAATAAACAATAGAAAAACACAAAAAGGACTTAGATCTAAAATACAAGGTTCTTCTTTTGAAAAAAATGCTACTGCAGGGGTAGGGGGACCATGTACTTACTTCTTTCATGAAGAGGCTGGTATTGCTCCAAAAATGGATCAAACATATGAGTACTTACGTCCTGCAATGTCTTCAGGTATGATGACAACAGGGCAGTTTATTGCAGCAGGATCTGTGGGTGATTTAGATCATTGTAAACCATTAAAAACTTTTATACTTAACCCAGAGGCAAATGGTATATTGGGTGTAGAGACAGATCTAATGGATGATAAAGGAACAATTGGTATAGCTGGTTTATTTATACCAGAACAATGGTCAATGCCTCCTTATATAGATCAATATGGTAATTCTTTAATTGAAGAAGCACTTGAATCAATTAGAGAAGAAAGAGCTGTTTGGAAAAGAGATCTTGAAGCAGAAGCTTTTCAATTAAGGGTATCTCAGAAACCAATAGATATTGCAGAAGCATTTGCATATAGAAAAGAATCAATATTCCCACAAAGTTTTTTATCAAAACAAATTAGAAGAATTGAAGATAAAGAATATTCATATGAACTAATAAAATTAGAAAGAGATCAGGATGGTATAAAAGCAAGTACAAGTAAAAAATTACCTATAAATGAATTTCCAGTAAACAAAAAAAGAGAAGATAAAACAGGATGTTTAGTTGTATGGGAAAGACCTATTAAAAATCCTGAGTTTGGAACTTATTATGCTTCTATTGACCCTGTCTCAGAAGGAAAAACTACTACATCAGACTCATTATGTTCAATATTTGTATATAAAAATGCTG